CATTAGTCTTACCTAAAGTGAATTAATAATTAAACTTTTCCAATAACTTCGTCAAAGGAAACACCTGTGCGTGTAGCAACAAATGTTAGACCTATGAAGTTAATAGATCTTGCTGGTTTAATATAGATGTCAGCAACAAACTCATTGCTGTCAATGATCGAAGGTGTGTTATTGGTCTCATCGCAGATAACGACGAAATCTTGAATACCACGCTTAGACTGTACATCACGAAGGAATGGTTCAACAATGTTGATGAAATTAATTCTTGTAATTTCATCGTTGAACTCAAAGAGTACATCTTTTGCTGCTGCAGCAATTGCTTTCTCAAGGAAGATAAACAATCTACGAACATTGATTCTATCAAAGGCAGAAGACCTACCCAATCCAGTCTTATCACCAAACAGGATAATACCTGCACCAGGTGAGAAGATAATTGGATTGATTCTGTTAGAATACAATTTATCTCTATGTACTTTATTAGGTGCGTATGCTAGTTTAACAGCATTAAGAATAGCACCCCTCGCAGTTCCGCCTGGTGAGAACCAAGGGAAGTTATTAATATCGTTTCTTGCACATGCACCAGCGATGTCACCGTTCATAGGGACATATCTGAACTGTTGATTGAACCTGTCATACATGTACTTGTAACCACTATCTAAGATCGCATAGGAACTAGATGTGATTGGTGAGTAGTAACTAACAATATTGTCAGTAACTGTATCTACATTTAACTGTAGTGATTCACCATTACCAGATGGACTCAAGAATGATCCTCTGAAAGGTGAGAGGAATGCGATTGCATCCTTTCTAAACTCGGCAATCTCAATTAGTTTATTTGATAATGCTTGAGTTTCATACTTACCATGATTAGCACATCCTAATAGTAGGAAATCTACATCATAGAGATCTGGATCTCTTAGATAATCATATGCTTCTGATAGAGCACCGATATCTAGATTTAATGCATTTGATGCATTGATATCTACAACACCATTATAGTTCTTACCACCTGCTAGTGTTCCAGCAAAGTTACCGATACAACTAAATGTAATGTTCTCAGTATTCTGATCCCATCCACCATCACCAAATACATCCCATTGATCAGTGTCAAATCCTGTAGTAACAATACCAGCAGGAGCACTACCACCAAATAGGTTATCAGAACCAACTTCTAGTACCTTTCTCCAATATGATGCTGAACCAGCAGAGTATTGAGAGTCTTTTGCTTTAGATAAGTTAACATGTTTCTCTAGGATAGAACCTGAGTTACCAGTTAAAGTACCGCTATCATCGTATGCAACAACATGTATTTCATCAAATCTAGAGTTTCTAGCAGCAGCATAAGATGATGTGCCAGGTTTCTCAGCAATTTGATTCCACTTAACAACAGTACCATTGTTTAGTGTGATTGTTTGTTGATCAAACCAATCTTTAGAACCAGTGTATGTTGTTACACCACTGTATGTTGCAGGTGATAAACCTCTCCATGAACCATATCTTCTTACTTCACCAGTGTGGATACCAAGATTACCAGTCTCAGAGAACTGATATGTACCTGCTTGTTGATAGTCAACAGCAGTTTCTGTGCCAGCACCAGATACATGA